GGAATTAACTGTCTTAATAGACGGATAGTATTGTTGCATAGCAATTCTTGCACATTCAGACAAGAAGTATATTGCCTGATCGTCATCTACCGCACTTTTTACAAACTCAAAAGCTTCCATAAATTGACGCAAGTACTTAATCTTAAGTGGCGTTATGTATAGTTCTGTGCCATCTATTAAGGTGACATTTGATGCATTGTATATTTGAGTTGGCATTATCTAATTATACCAAAAACAAAACCGCCCTAGCACTAAACTAGGACGGTTCTGAGTATTAAGTTATAATTAACTATTAGCTAGCTGGAACGGTGCGGTCAACGATCTTACCGTAAGAAGCGTCATCGTTTGGTAGCAAACGGAATGATACTTCAAACATGGTTGCCTCGTCACGCTTTGCACCTACAGTAACACTCTCAATTGAAAGTGCACGGTATGCAACGTAGATACGCTCTAGATCTGAACCTAGATCGCAGTCACCAGTACCTGGACCGACTGCAACTAGACCACGCTCAACAGGACACTCACCGATGTCACCTGCGGACATGCGGAGAGTCTCGTTACCCGAACCTGCCCATGTGTCGCTGAAACCTAGGTCTTCTGGTCTGCCAGCAAGGGCAAATAGAAGATTCTCTAGAGTAGCTTCTGCAAAGGTAGTATTCAGGTTAACCTGCATACCCTGCTTGTAAAGCTTAGCAACGTCAAGAACCTGGTCAACCTGTACTTCACCGAAGTCAGGCTGGAACTGAATCTCAAGACCGTTCATTGTGTAACCAATGTTGCGGAAGTCTGCGTCATCAGACAGGGTTGTGCGGTAGCTAGTGCCATCGACTAGAGCTGGTAGATCAGTGTTTGCCTGTGCGTCTGTTAGAGCACCAGAAACAGTCTTACCAATAGGCCCAGTGTCGTATGTGAACAATGCTGCAGCACCAACGATAATGTTGGTACTGGAACCTCTTTGATATGCCATAATTTTCACCTCTTTTTTCTATATGGAATAAGTGGGCGTGTTTCCTCAAGCTAATTATAGCAGTCTTTTATAGAGAAGTTCCATTATAGCTAGAGCTGTCTGCAGAATACCCTGATGAGTGATAGCAATAATCAATAATAATCTTATTGCCAGCAAAAGTTCTTGCTGTACCAAAATCAATGATATCTCTTGTTTCCTCTAGCTGATAGACCTTTATCTCATGAAAGAATATTGAAGGAAAAGCAACGCCATTGTCATCAACAATTGGCGATTGAGATGACTGTTTGGCCTGTAGCCATTTGTTTAGGTCTTGTGCAGACTCATCTCCACGGTCTAATAGATCGGATATAATCTGTGTGGCCTGCATCATTTCTGGAATTGATAAGGAATAAAAGTAGTAAAGTAGCTGTTCGTCTTTAATGTGTGGGAAAGCCTTACGACGCATTTTAAACATTCTGTCATATACCGCAAAAAGATTAGCAGTATTATTGATTGTTGCCGTTTGAGTTAGTTGCTCAATAGTTGATGGGCTAGTTGGAAAGAATGGAACATCTAGGCTGATAATGCTTCCTAGCTTCTCTTTCAAATAAGCGTTAATAAAAATTGGTGGGTATACAAAAGCCATTATATCATTCCTGCCTTAGTGATCCATTCTCTTCCAACCTGCACTCCCCTTGCCCTTCCACCTTGCTTGCCAGACCTAAAGTGCTTAACAAAATCTACAGGATTGTCTAGATATGTAGCAATGCCACTGCTTCTCAAAAATGCCTGAGTAAAGTATCTGTTGAAGAATGAATCAAAAACTTGTTCGTACTGTCCCTGCGTCTGCCCACCAGGTCTGTCTACGGTTACTGGGTTTGGGGTAAAGACCTGCTCTCCGTTTGCCTCAAATGCTAGAACCCTTTTCTTTGGAATGATTCTAACTGGAATTCCATCTTCCATGATTCTAGCCTTGTCATAGAATGGCACATTAGAACCTTGCTTGATTGACTGAGACTGCCTGAATGTAGAATTAAAAGAAAGGCCCATGCCAGAAACTACATACTGCACGTCAAACAGTCTGGCATTTGGAGATCCCACTTCATTCCACTCATAGATGTGGTGCATTAGCTGAGGATTTACTCTAGCATTTGCATCAACGTATTGCTTTAATGCTTCTACTAGAGTTGCACCAAGCTGTTGTAGAAACGAAGGGTATCCTTGCTTTACACCGTCTAAAAAGCCAAGGCTATAGTTTACGATGTTATCCATCTCTTTCATAAACTTTCTGTTGTTAACCTTCAGAGCAAGCATTAAACGTCTGCCCCCTGATTCTCTGATCTTCTAATAATTAACTTATAGAAGTCTACGCCACCAAATGGTCCAACCGATGGATCATTTGTTGCAATTTCAAAAATTGTTGACTTACCTGCTCTTGGACCAGAAGTCTCTATGTAGATTGGGTTGCAGTTCTTGTCACGAATGTTTGTAATAATTACGTTAGTTATGGCATTCTGACTATCACGACTAGAGAATCTGATATCTTCCCTTACTCTTCCAACTAGAGCTGTCTCCTGTGTAATATTAACATTTGGTTTTACGTCTTCTGCCCAGGCTGTGCCAGCAGCTGAAAAACTACAGGCAATCTTTCTATCTAAAACCCAGGTCTTTTTGACATTGCCCAGAGCACCCTGCTCAACAATTGGGTGGTATACATCTGCTTCCATTGGAAACATGAAGTCTGTGCTGTCGCCACATGCCATCTTATAGCACTCCTAGCATTCTTATAGACTTTGCATACTTAGAAAGTATCTTATCTACAAGAACATTTCCAGTCCCCTCAAAAACACGACTATCGAACTTAAGCTTAAACTGATCTGTGCTGTAGTCAGAAACATAACGCTTGTAATAGTCTAACTTTCCACAAGCAATGTCTTCTACAAGAAGCTCAGCTGCCCTAACAATATCTGATGGAACAGAAGTATATCCATGTTCTACAACAAATCTATAGTCATAGGTCTTTGGGAAGCCACGTAGAATTGGATATGGTGAATCTACAGAGTCTGACATTCCTAGTGGAATAATTAGTGGTGCGGATTCATCTCTATTGATTCTTCCAGTGTAACTTTGAATGATTGCTGTCTTGTCTTTTGTTAGCTCAAATGTAAAGTCTGTTACCAATTCGTTATTTTCGTATACCGCCAAAACCTTCTTAACGTTGTCCCAAACTGGAATAAAGTCTGAGCCTTGTCCAGTTGTCTCAATAACCTTCTTTTTGTAATAGAATCCTTCTGGAATAATGGAATCAATAATTGCACGAGCAATCTCTTCATTCTTAGCATATTCAGCAATCTCTGATGGAACAGCTCCCTTGGTGCTAGGATTAACGTATGGCCTTACTACGTCGTAAGTCTCATCAAGCAATTGCTCAATGCCATCGCCATCATACCATAGCTCTACACGATACGAGTTGTCGTAAAGTCCCGAAAAGCTAAATGTTATTGTGTCTCCAGCCTCGCCCGTGTATGTTGTTTCGGTTACCGAAAGGTCAGTCATATCTGTGATACGTGCATTAAATTCTGTACTCTCAGAAAAGGTAGCTGGTACTACAAATTCTGCGTCAACGCTTGAATATGGCTGAACTCTCAATAACTCCATTTACCTGCCGAACTCCTTTGCAACCTCTTCTGGTGTTGCAACTCTAATGTGATCACGCTTTGTCCACTGATCAGCTTCTTCCTTGGTAACAATATTGTAACCACGGTAAACCTTGCCCACTCCAGGCCAAGTTACGTTTCTGGTTGAAAACAGTGCAACCTTTTCTACCTTAACTTCCTTCTTTGGAGCGACTTTATCTTTTTTGTTTGCCCCTGGAGAACCAATTGTGCCATTAACAATATTATTGCTAGGTATTACTGGCTTATTCTCTGTTGGGGTGCTTGATGAAATAACATTTTCATTTACTGTTTCTTCTGACATATAATTTCCTTCCTATGCAGGCTTATTTAATTATAACAGATTAATAAGAAGAGGGCAGGAGCTAAATGCCCCTGCCCCCTAATTTAAAGGATAACTAAGGTTTAGCTATCTGATGCATCTGCGTCAGCGAATGCGATAGCGTCCTCTTCCTCCCACTGAATACCAAAACGTACGAATACGGTGTACTCAATGGTGTCCTTCTTTGGCTTGTACTCACGGTTTACAGTGATGTCACGCTGGAATCCCCAAACACGGTTGGATGGGAATGTCAGGTCGACATAGCCTTCTGGGTAGTAAGGAACTTCCTGTACGTCAATTCCTAGAACACGAGTAGTACGTGCTCCACCGAAGGTCTGGCCTGCACCGTCTAGGTAAGCCTGGGTGTTAGCTGGTGTGTTACCGTTCTTTCCAAGTGCCTCAGCAATTGCGTCAGACAGTGTACCGTTGTTCTTAACGATACCCTGGAAAGCGTCAGTACCTGCGTAGAACTTAAGGTTAGACTTAAGTGCACGATACTTACGTGGCATAGCCAAGATAATGCTCTGCATTACCTCTGGGGTCCATGCGTTGTCAGCGACTGTTACAACAGCCTCGTGTGCATCTCCGTTGGTCTTAACACGGTTAACGAATCCATTCAAGATAGAAAGGAAGTTACCAGTTGAACCGTCACCATTAATTGCTAGATCTTCAATGTCATTTGCGAATGCATTTGTCATCAAACGAACTAGGTGGTCTTCAAGAGCAGCACCTTCGATGCCGTCCTCTAGAGCTTCAGCAGAAACTTCCCAGTCAAGACGAATCTTCTTGGTTGTTAGCTCCACCTTGCTAAATGTCGCACCAGTGTTTGTGTATCCACCATCTGCCTGAGCAGCTGCACGGATTACACGCTCACCAACGTTAACCTTCTCTAGTTCCATGGTGTTTGCTCGCATAGTTACACGACGACCATCCTTGGCGAGAACAGTAGCATCCCATACATAGTCAATAAAACGACGTGCCTGTTCAGGGCGTAGGATACCGCTTCCTGCATCACCAGAAGGGTTAACAGCGTTTGGGCCAGTGGTTACACCAAAGTTGGCAGTAGGAACGTTACCAAGGGTACCGTATCCGTCACTTCCAAGACCTGGTGTGCTTACTCCACCAACACCTCCAGAAGCAAAGACACCTTCTTCAGCTGCTTTTGCAATATCTGTGTTATTCATAATCTCTTCCGACATATTGTCACCTCCTAAGTGATTTTAACTTTATCGAAATAAGTCGGCAGTTTTGAGGAAACGTCCGCCCCATAGGGATTTTTCAACCTTGTTAGGTTGCTCCTGTACGATCTCGCCTAGATCGCCAGATTTACGGAAAGCTGTATCTGCCTCTACAGCGTCAATACGCTTTCCAATATTGTTAAAGTCGCTCTCAGCATCGTCTAGTTTGGCGTTAACCAAGCTAAGGGACTTCTTCAGATCAGCAATTTCATCATTTAGTGACTTAACTACCGATGTTAGATCGCTAAAGGCTGTTGTGATACCGTCACGAATCTCAGCAATTGCTGCTGTGACGACCTCTTCTGACTTTGAAACTTCATTTGCAGGAGCATCTTCTGTAGCAGACTCAGCTGAAACTGTGTCAGCCTTCTCCACTACTTCTTCGGATGCCTCTACAGCCTCAGTAGCCTCTACAGCAGCCTCTTCAGCAGCAGCCTCTGTAGTCTCTTCGGACTTCTCAACTGTTGTATCTGCCTCTGGAGCGACCTCGTCTGATTTTTCAACTACAACTTCATCAGCTGCAACTGTTGTATCTTCAGTCATAGGACTTACCTCCTTGTTCATCTTAGAAAGATCAATGCCTTTAGCACTATCAACTAAGAATTTTATCATTTCTGTTTTTTCGTTATCCATCTTTTCAACGAAACCTATGTTTTGCATGGTATTACCAGTCAATGGGCTTGTCTCAGAATCATTTTCTGAAACCATTACCAAACCAGACTCCTGGTCATAGAACACATTCTCAAGAACAGTGTCTACTGCCTCACCCTTCATTACATCAACGCCATCTACCTTCTCAATGGAGAAGATATTTGCAAACTGATTTGCTGGGTTGTCAACTAGTGAAAGCTCTCTCAT